CAATGTATAATACATTTCCATTTACCTGTATCTTCTGTCCAAAATATTGGAACTGTGTTGGTGTAGCACTTTGAATTACTCTTGTAAATTCGTAACTGCCGTAGATATTTTTTGTGTACTGTGCCACATAACCAATATCCACTTCTGTAATGATTGGAGGATCTGTTGGTAGAGCACCTGGTTCAGATGTAATACCGTAACGCGGTGCGCCTACAAATAAGTAAGATCCGTCGGCATTAAAGCATAAACTATCACCGAAACTTCCGTTAGTGTCGGTAAATGTTTCTGTCGATAATGGGAAAATAGAATCCTGGAACGCCCATCCAAATGTCGATGTAGGTCTGCTGTAGAACAAAACTGCATTTGTTGATGTTGCTGCCAATACTGTTTCTGTGTTATCAACCGCAATAACTTTTCCAAAATAATTTTCTTCACTAGTGATTTTTGTGCTAGTGTATGTTTTAGCAAACTTCCAGACACTCCAAGCATTGTTGACTCCGTCTGTCCATACTATTTCATTATTTTTCTTAGCAGAAACAGGCAAGGAATTTAAATCGTTAATTGACGATAGTCGTTGTGGAGTAAATTTAAACAAATTAATGTTTAAAAATAAATTAATTTCTGCAATTGCCGCAGTATCTAAATTAGCAGGCATGGTTATTTCAAACCAGTTTAAGCCTGTATCTAATACTTGTTTAATGCCTTCTAACGAAGCATTAGTATTATTAATTCCAATATAAGATCCAACTTCTATATCTACAGGTAGTTTAGTATTAAGAGTAATTCTTAAGTTAGTACCTTCTGATACACTCTTAACAGACTTAGCGAAATTAGTAAATCTATAAACATTCCAAGAACTGTTATCAAATCCTAACCAGAAATATGTACCTTCTACAAGATTTTTAATATTGTAGTTGGCGAATTCATCTTTAGAAGAAATAATGTAGTCAACGTCTTCATAGTTAACATAGCCCGCAGTTCTAATATATTCTTTCTGAGATGCTAGTACTGGGAACGGCTCGTGTGTATAGTCGTCAGGTTTTAAGTAAACTTGATCCTGAGTAATTCTATAAACAAAATCGTTCACTCCAAACGGAACTGCATTTACTAATTCAATTGGCTGTGGGTTAATTAAGAATTTTTCTTCATTAAGAATATATTCTACTTCCTCGTAGCCACCGCTGGCACCGTATTGTCCTAAGCGAATTGCCCACTCTTCAAAGAATTCTAAACTATCTGTGTTTGCATAGTTTAGTGCGTCAAACAATTTAGATAAACTGTTTTGTGTACCCTTTTCTTGAATCATACCTTGATAGAACTTGTACTGACTTACATCATCATTAATAATATTCTCAAGGTATTGGCGCTTTTGATAGCCGATTAAATGTTGAGCAAACTTTTGTTGGTCAACATCAAAACTATCTGTATCTAAATCATAAAAATCTTCAAACTGTGTAGCACGATAATCCCAGTTAGGAATTAATTTACTTTGTGGTCTTCCATCTAGTCTGTACCAATTATTGTCGTCAAACAATTCTGTACCTGGAACATTTGTTCTGGCACTATAATAAAATTCTTTGTATTTTACAGTTTCACCTAAGGCATAGTCTTTCCATGCTGTCCATTCTGAAACAACTGCACGGTCGTAGACAAACCCTGGAATACTAAAGTCGCCTGTCCAGTCGCTAATTTTATATCCAACTACTTTAATACGTTCTTGTCTATAGCCCTGTACTTGATCGTAGATAATGTCATTAAAAATTGTAGTGTCATCTAAAATTAAAACGTGTTCTTTTTGTACAAGATTCAATGTAGCATGATATAAACCGTCTGCTGTATTTTTTGGTCGCAGACTAAAACTATTATTTTCACGAATGCTATTAGTAAAACTTGGTTCTAATTCTACGCCGTCTTGTTTGAATAGGCTATATTCATAGAAAGGATCGTAAATGCTGTCAACTACAGCATAATCTTGTCTGTAAATCAATTCTTCTGCGGCAGGACTTACAGTAATAATCGAACCTTCGGCCCAGTTTTGTGTAGTCCAAAACGCAAACTCTTTGGCACTGGTTTGCCAGTCTGTGACTGTTTTTAAATTAGGATTAAAATATTCAAATGTGAAACCTGCATCTGTTAGATATTTTCCGTAACCTAATAAGAAATCAACGACTTCTTGTACTGTTCTTAATTCTGCGCCGTAGTGTAATGTGCTTACAGATTTTTCAAAATTTCTTCTTATTACAATCTGACGTCCGCCAACAATTGGTAGATATGGCAGTTTAACAAAATACTTTGATTCAAATGCCGTAGTACTTGTATGCGCTACAGTAACTCTAAAATAGTTTTGATCTGTCTTAACAATTTGACCTTTGCTGTAGAATTTATTTGAATTCCAGTCAATATAAGTTTCAGAGATTCCGCCCACATTGATTATCGGGTCCGATACTGTATCCAGAGCTTTTTTATACTTAAATTCTGGTATAGATTTATCGTAACCTTTAATAACAAAGCCGCTGGTTGTTTTTTCAATAATTACACCGCTATAGTTAATAGTAGTAACTGGTGTGCTAGAGTTTAAAATAATGTTATAGTTTTCCTGAGGAATGAATACATTGCCTTCATTCAAAGGACTACGACTATCTAAAATTAATTTAAATTTTTCTTTAGTAGTAAAGCCGGCTAATTTGCTGGAAATTTTTACTTGTAAAGAAGTTAAGTCTGATTTAAAATTGTCAAGTATTGCAAACGATTTGCTAATACCATAGTCTGACAAATAGTTTACTAGTCCGCTGGTAAACACTCTTGTGCTGTCTTTAACAGTACTTGGGAATACCATATTTGTGGTATTAAATCTCAAGTTACCTGTAGGAAGTTTATAAACAATTTGTCCTGTTTGATCTCTGTACTGGCGAATTCTATCAAATCCTAAAGCAAACATTTTTGCAGGACGTAATAGAGTAAGTGCAGTAATTAAAGAAAATGCGTAATGACTGCTACGTCTCCACGCTGTTTCAATAGGTGTTTGATCGCCAAAAGTGAATTCTTTTTCTGTAAAGACTGAAACAAAATCTGAAACTAGTCCAACAGTTAGTGGGTCAATTAATTCTCCTGACGCATTAACAGGTACATATTTTAACAATTCAGGTCTAGCATATAAACTGTTTCGTGTTGGTAACTGACCCGGAGCTCTTACAAGGCCTTCTGCTAGGTCATTCCATAGTAATAAATTATCTTTAGTATAAGGTGCTGGACCGTAGGTAGTCTCCCACCATTTTGGTTTAATACTGAATCCTAACATCTCCCATGGATGTGTGTGCGGACGATCTGTATCGTAGAAATATTTGTATATTCCTCTCCAGAAACCTGGCAACGGATTTCCTTGCGGGTCAGCAAATGACTTATAGTTATAAGTAAACGGCTCGTTTCTATCAAAGAAACTGTGTTTAGTATAATCGTCGTTGATTAAACTAGTCCAGTTTAAGAACTCTTGTCTTAGTGTAGAATTCAATTCGTCAACAGTAATATCGGCATTTCTAAAATATCCAGTCATTAATGTATCAAGATTAAACAATTCTGGATTGTAACGAATTTTAATATTATTATAGATACGTGTTTCTAATTCTAGTAATAACTCGTCTCTAAATTCATTTGGCTCATCTGGTTTTGAAAATGCAACAGTAATACTACCGTCGTGACCTTGTATAACTTTTGTAGGAGTAACATAAGTGTTATCGACAAAAATCTTTGGTTCAAACAATGGATACAATCCTAACTTAGTAGGAGTCGGTGGAACACAACAGCCCGCAGTTTGATCGTATTGATAAATTTTTAATATATCGCCAGTTTGTATTGCAGATAATATTCTAACAAAACTTGTATTGACGAAAATGTAATCTCTGCCGTGCAGTAAAAGATCATCGTTGACATATACCATTACTGCTTTAGAACTTGCTTCGTCTAAATTAAAATCGAATGTCAGTGGATAATCAGTGAAGGAATTATCAATAACTTCTTGTTCATAGACAAAATTAACTCCAAACGGAACCATGTCGCTTAGATAAAATGGAGACTCGACTGTTTTATCTTTGGTTACTTCTTTAAGCACCAAATCTAAATGTGTACGAGTTATACCATCGTAACCATATGTAGTTGCAGTTCTAATTAAATTACGTTTGAATTTAGAATATTCGTCTCTGGCATAACGCAAACTCTTAATAATGTTAACGTTTTTATTTGTAAAACTATACATGATTGGTGCTAAAGGTCCAGAATGCTGAACTATCTGTGTACCATATCCTGATATGTTTCCTAGGTCGCGCAGATTACTAATGCCTGGAATGTTACCTTCAAACTTAACAAAATTTTCTGAAATAGTTTTTAAATGATTAGAAATTTGACCTAAGGTCAAATCTTCTAAACTTAAATTTTGCGGGTTGCTTTCAAGATTACTTGGGAATTTATAATATCCGATGTTATCTAATTTAGTAGCAGAAGACATTGTTTCTATAACTACAACATCGTCTACAGTTAAATCTGCGGTAAACTGAATGTAAGCAATACTATTTTGTCTGTAAATTTCATAATCTGTACGTTTCTTATTGTTAACAAAAACCTTAACATCTAAGTCGTCTAACATTCCGCTCTTTGCATAGACGTCAATAGGGAATAAATTTAACAAATCTGCCTGGACATTGATTTGTCGTATAACCGGTTGTTTTGTTTGAAACTCAGATTTGACCCATCCATTAACAAGTCTATAGTCTGAAAGACTATCATTAATTCGAAGATACCCTCGGTCAAGCACTCGTGTGATAAGTTCAACTTCGCCTTGATAGGTAAATGAATCTTTTTGTAAATTGAAGTCAAAAACAATATCTCCAATATTACCAATGTTTCTATAAGAAATATTTTGTGTTAAAATATTATCATATGTGTCGCCTGGCTGGTAACTAAAAACTTTAGATCCGATAAATGAAGAACCAATATAAGTTGTTCTATCTCCAAAACTTGTGGCGTTTACATCAACTACATCAAACAATGGTGCAACATTAACTGCTGTTTTGTCCTGACTCTCTACCCACGCACCACTAGAATAGTGGAACATTTTTCCTTTAAAATTGTCGCCGTCTGTAACTAGTACAGTTTCACCGTCAATAGGAGTAGTATCTGTTTCTTCTAATAGTGTAATTCTCTTAACACCAAGGTGTGTAATAAATCCAATTTTAAAAATACGACCATTTACAATGGCATCAGTATCAGCGGCAAACAGAACACGCATGCCTTCTAGTAATAATACACCGTCAATATTATAACCTATACTACCTTCAACAGTCGAAAACGCATCTTTAGTATACAAGTCAACTAAATCAACGCTACGCTTTGCCTGACGTCCAAAATTCCATAATTGTAAGTCTGGTTTAAATTCAATAATAGGTCGTTTAGCTCTAGCAGTCTGATCTATTTCAACAGGTTGATTATTATATGTTGCACTGGCTTCTATGACTGAACGATGGAACCAGCGGTTATATCTCGACCAGTGATTTCTATCTCTGCTTGCTCTGCTGATAGTGATATAATCTTTTTCCGCAGGATAGTTACTATTAACATCAAAACCTTGTGTATCAAAGTTTTCTGTATCAAATTCGATGTCGCTGTCTAAGGCAAAAGATGATGGAGTTTGTAAATCAAACTCTGCAATTAATCTAATTTTATCACCTACACCTTCAACATACCAGTTGTCTGTAGCATACTTCGCCGGAGTAACATTACCTATAAAATAAACTTTCATACCGTTGGACAACTCTGTTGTACCGTCAATATTATATGTTTTCTTTCCTAGTATTTCTTTTTCGACATCGATAAATGTATTCTCGGCAATATCATAAATTTTAAAGAATCCAGATGTATTAATATTGTTAGCACTAACGTAATATAATAAATCTGGTGCATCGTCTGGAACTGTAAAAGTAATAGTTCCCACTTCTACATAAGGAGTATCGCTGATAACCCCATCAGTGTAGATATAAGAATCGGCCATATCTCTGATTGTCTTAAATGCGATTGCATTACCTGGACAATTAATATCAAACTTATAAGTTTGACCTCTATACAATTTTAGACTTGGGTTGCGAGTTAATCCGTCTGGACTGAAAACATAGGCAATATTGTCAACATCGCTGACAGTAGTCACAGTATATGTGCTAATAATACTACGAGATTGTCCTTTAACTGCAATAGACTGCGGACCTTTTGGTAGCCAGTAATATTCTCTATAGTTAACAAATTTGTCCCAATCTATATTAGGATTCCAACTATAAAACTCTTGACTGTTAATCTTGCTATGGTCTACCGCAGAAGAATTAAAATATACAAGTTGGTTGATATAGTCGTTATAATCACTGAAGAATGTTACATTCTCTAAACTATCTTTGACAATAATTGCTGGCTCAAGTTGGTAGGCAGAACGTTCTACAGATATTTCATCAACATAGTTGTCCGAAGGCACATAGGCTTTGCTATTTTTTCTACCAATATACGCATTAATTTTATCAACATTGCCAACAGAAATTAACTGATCTAATGTTCCGTTTAAAAATTTCTGATTGGTACTAGTTCTAAAATATCTAGGTAAAAAATTAACCGCGCTTCTAGTTGTATCTGTACCGATTGGCAGACTTGGTTCTTTTTGATCTTTAGTAAATGCCATTTACTGTCCTTTAGTTACTTACTATGCCGTTTGCTGAAGTGGTGCTAGATGTTAGCACAACTCCTGTTGTGTTTAATCTTGCCGCTGTAATTTCTGAAATAATTTCAACATTATCTACAGACACAGAACTGGCAAATATTTCATCCGGATTTGCTTTAATTTCATAAAGACTGCCAAATGACAAGTTTTGATTTTTAGGAACTAAAACAATATTTGCAATTCTTGGACTCATTCTGTTCATGATATAGGTTGCTAATTCTCCAAAGTAGAATGTATCTCCAAAGTCCCAGTTATCTATAGAAAAGAATTCCTTAATTGCGCTAACAACTCCAGTCTTAATATCATTGTCGCTGACTACTAATGAACTATTTTTAACAACTTTAAATGTTGCCTGTAGACTAATATCTGCTTTAGATCCAAATAAATTTTTATATTTTACAGGATGATAGATTACTTCGTCGCTAATTGCTTTAATTTTTCCTAACTCTGCACCAAAATTAATGAATAGTGCATCACTGCTTGGAGGCAGTGGCTTGGTTGTTATGTCACCGTTTAGCCACAAGCGATATTGCGTGTCATAGTTTTTTGTTAACATGAATACATCAATAATATTTGTTGCTGCCGGATCTATTCTTGCACTTTCATCTGCGGCGTGTACGTATTGGAATTTTAACATGTCTCTGCCCACAAATGCTCTGTACTCTGTAGTGATTACAAAACTTACACTTTCTTTATAGAAAACTTTAACAACGTTTTCATCCATAATATAGATTAATTGTTGGTTGTCTAACAGATTGCTGTCTACTACACCCTGTGTCGTAAAAATTTTAATTAGATTATTTTCATTCTTAATATAATAGTAATCTGTTATACCATCGATACTAACTCTGCTCTTTTGAAAAATAAATTTTTGTTCTGGGTTAACATCTGGTGCAACAATAACATCAAAAATTTCTGGGTTGTCAACTACACCGTCTTCGTCCTGATCGTAAAAACTAATTGAAATCTTTTTACTATCGATGTAGCCGTCAGATCCTTTATATTCGTCAACAATTTCCCAATTAACATCTTGATTAATCGGTGTTGTGGCATCTGGTTCTGGGTTGATTCCTAATACAGAAATTTTGTCTCTAACAATTTTTCCTGTACTAGTGTCGTATACTTTGTCTGAACTATCAAAGAAAAATCTAATTTCTTTTTCGCTTTCAAAAACGTAGCGAGTGCCGCGACTTGTAACAGTATAAGTTTCACCGTTAGTTTCAAATAAAATAATCCAACTGGCGTCTAATTGTTGGTTACTTACATCTCCTGCTTTACCTAAACTAAAATCGTTTTTCTTATCGACGTTGGTGTCTGTAACAATTTTCCATGTAGTAAGATTAGCATCGTAACGTAAACCAAATTCTTTATTAGCAAATATTAAATCAACCATTCTGGTAATTACGCTAGATTCTAAACCTGTTACAAATTTAGGTAATATAGAATCTATGTATGATCCGGTAGCAATAACATCGTTAAGGATAACCGGTCCGGTTCCGTCAGTTAATTGTCCTGTATTTGAAGCAGTACCATCAGAAATAACATTAATTACTTTGCTCCAAATGTATGTTTTTGAATTTTCATCTGCCGCTGTTGCATCTATAATATTATTATCTGCATCAAATACTTTTCCTGTCGGTGGAATAAATTTTGCAAGGGCACCTGGAATTAAGTATCTCAAATTAGAACTGGTAAAAGATCCTAACTTCTTTGTGGCTGCATTTTCAATGTCGCCTACATAACCTGTAGACAAATTAACTGCATTAGTCTTTTGATAAAATGCACTATAATTAGGTGCTAGTGTAACTGTTGGATATCTGTCAAGATAAAAATCAATAGTTTTTCTAAGAGCAAGTATAGGCTCTATTTGATTTAATACTACATTTTCGATATCAGAACGTGTGCTTACGCTAAAGGTAAAAATATCTACTATCGGTTCTTTATAGATAACTCCATCTGTACCAAACAAATTAGTCGTGCTGTATTTTCCTGTAGAATCTTTTAGGTCAAAATAACGGCTAATACCACTGCTAACTCTGTTAACAGATTTAATTTTAACAACTTCTTGATTAACACTTAGTGGAAGAATATTATAATCTTCACCGGTGATCATTCGACTCTGTGTATAATAAGTTGCAGGAGCATTGTTTTTAATTTCGTCAGATGTTTCTGCAATAGTCGCATTAGTAACTGTATATTTTAATCCTAATGCAACGGTTACAACTTCCTTCTTTCCTGAGCGACTGATGTAAGGAATATCAATGGTAACGTTTTTAATATCTGCTGGATTAATAGAATAAGACTGTCCATTACTTGTTCTGTAATAAACTTTAAAATTACCTTGTGGTAAATTTCCAAAAGTTCCATCAGAAAAGATTAATCTAATACGATCCAATGAACGTGTAAGCACAGAGTAAACATCTCTAATATTCTTAGAAAGACTATTGTAAATGATGTTGTTGCCTTCAACAGAATCAACTTTAGTCCATAGTGTGGATTCAAAACCAATACTGTCAAGTCCGTATAACCACACGTCTGTGTTGTTTACGTTAGGACTGTCAATGTCTAATGTTTCACTAGTGCTTGGTCGTTCAATTGTAAATGTACTTTCTTGTAATGTACCTTGACGGAAATGTACAAAGAAACCTGTGTTACTACTAGGAGGACCGCCGCCATCATCTCTGTATAAGAATGCTAGACTGTTTGTTGGAAACGGAGGTTCTTCATAGATAAAGTTTGCTCCAGAAAATGATGTAGATACTACTTCGAAATCAATATTTCTACCATCAATATTTTTGCTAAATCCGTAGATAGGCACTTCAGTATTTGATGCGTTGAATCGATATTGTTCGCAAGGAACACCACTAATTGTTGCGCTGTCTGTTGGTTTTCCAAATTGGCTGGTTTCTGGCAACGAAGCATTGATTACTTTAATAAACTGCTCGTACCAATTGCTGTTAGCACTGTCATTCCATACAATAGTCTGATTGGATAAATCTCTGCCGTTGCTGTCAATAACAGATTCTGTTGTAGATATAGAAGTGAACTTTAAAAGTCCGTTGGCTGGCTGATTGCGCTTAGGGTTGTAGGATAGTAAACGTGCTAGACGTAGCACACTTTCACGACGTTCTGCTAGTTCAAGGAAGTTATCACGAGCGTTTAAATCAAATCTAAATGCTAGGTTTTGTCCCAAGAAAGCAATAAGGTCAATAAGGGCCAAGTATTCACTTGACTCAATATAATCGTTAAAATCTTCTGGATAATTTTCACGTAGATACGTGATCATAGTACGACGAAGGTTGTCAAAGTCGTACGATTTAAAGTCTGCGTTTTTAAAGCTCTGGTATACTCGTTTCCAGTCTTCTGCCGCTATTAGTTTATTTTGTCTATCTACACTTGCCATAATCAGCCCTCGATATTATATTTATCAAGTCTAAAAAGTGGGTAGATTATTAACTGAGGATGTTATTTTCTTCGTCAAATCTGAAGCGTAGTTGTTCAGAAATATTATAAGGCAAATAAGTTAAGTTACATTCTACTTGAATGCCGCTTTCATATTGGCTTACTATAAGGCTATCTACTTTAACTCTAGGGTCGTAGTTCATTATCTGTGTAACGTTTTCTGCAATAATATCTTTTAATTCTTCTGTTAAAGGATCGAATAAAAGGTCCCAAATAATACAACCAAACTCAGGATTTTCTAATTTTTCACCCTGTCTAATATGTAGATGATTCACAATATCCTGCTTGATTAGACTTAAATCATATAGTGTAAAACTACCTGTTGGGTTGCTAATTGTGCTTAGTCCGCGGTACGCTCGGCCCGTTGGAACGGCATCTGGTATTCCGTTTTGAGGGATTACACTTCTACCTGAGACTGAGTTATAAGTTGCCATAGTTTAATATTTATTTCTTATTTTTTTGATATCTTTTTGAAGGTATCAACGATTTTAGACTGTGTTCCATCTGTTACACTTGCACTAGAACTAGAGTCTGTTTTAGCAGGAGTATGGCCTGCTGGATTTAAATTTTCATGTCCTGACCACGGTTCGTGCTGTGGAATTCGCTTGGGCGCACTAGCCGATCCGCAGGTCGATGCCGCAGGGCCGTTCATATGAATTTGGCTGGCTGTTTCAACATGGTTGCCGCCGGCACTGATATTGCTCTGTCCGCTAACTGTTAATTTGCTGTCTGCACCTACAGACACTAACCAGTCTGCACCCGTTTCCGTGTGCATTTTTTCTCCGGCAATTAAATTTATATTTCTACCGGCTTTCATATTAATATCTCTGTCTGCTGTAATATTTAGGTCGTTTTTAGTATGGATACTAATGCTGTCTTCGGCAAAAATATCTATCTTTCCGTTGCTAGTCAATTCGATCCAAGTAGTACCTCGAGCATTACCTATGTAAATTAAATCTTCACTATTGTGTAAAAGAATCTGATGTCCAGTTCTTGTCCTAATACGAAATAATTCATTGTGAGGTATATCTTTGCTGCCGCCTTTGTCATCTACAGACACATAATTAGAAGCAGTTTCTGAAGCATGTCCTGTTCGTAGATAATTTTCATCGCCGTCATCCATTACTAAAGTTGTGCCGCCTAAACGACTAACAAAGGCTCCTTTAACAGGATTTTCTTTTGTTCCAACTGTACCGCGTGCCTGTCCAGATAATCTATCTACAGGCCCTGGGGTACTAATACCAAATACATTACTTGGGCTTTCTCTGCGAGCAGAGCTAGTTGTTATGCCTCTAATTTCATCTGTTAGTAAACCTTGTGTGCTTAATACTCCTGTAAACGGATGTACAGGTTTTTTAATTTGTGTAGCATCAGGTTGATTTCCTGTATTAAGTTTTTTATTGTATTCTGCTACAGGTTCTTTTGCTGGAGGAATTTTTGTATTCAATTCCGTTGCGGCAATTCCAGGAATCATAAAATTCATGTATTCATCCTGAACACAGCCTAGCCAGAAACCTTTGCTAGTATCGCCTTCAATAAAAATAACAACAACTATTCCTCCTTCAGTTGGCGGCACCATCCACATACCGTAACTTTTTTGTGTGTCGTCATAGGTATTATTTTTTCCCACATGCTCTAAACTAGTAACACCATAAAATGGACTTAGATACTGTACAGGATATGTGCTACCTTCACTGTTTGGTATATTACCAACATCACGCAATAACTGTACATGGAGTGTGCCCATATATTTGTTATCTTCATTTCTAACTACTCTTGCCAAGTGAGGGCCTGGATCAACTCTTCCACCGCTTACTTCATTACTTCTATTATTTTCATTAGACATTATGCGCCGCCTCTTGGTCTTCCTGGAATTGGTATTCCTGTATTAGTGTATTCAACTTGACTTTCTCTCGATCCTTTAGAAACAGAATCGATTGACTTCTTAGCAGTTTCTCCTGGACGTTGTGTTAATGATTTACCTTCGTCTGTGTTAGGCGGTAATACATTTTCACCTTTATATCCAGTATGATAAACTCCAGTATTACCTGTCTTAGGATCTGTCCAAGTAAATCTGCCGCCGCTATTTCCTGCACTCTTTCTTGCAGATGCAAATGCCTGTGCAAACGTTTGTTGTTTTGGAGGTTCAGGTTTGTTTGTTGCTTGTTCTGCTACAGGAACTTCTTGTTTTTTAACATCTTGTTTAGTTTCAGCCGGTGCTTCTTTAACTGGTTCTTGTATTGGTCTGCGTATTGCTTTTAATGTTTGTGTAAATTTTCCGCCTTTAAAGACGTTTGTAACTTCTTGAACATTATACAACCCACTAAATCCTGCATTTTGAACACCAGACATAAAGTCCATGTTTCCGGTGATAGAATTATAATCCGATGGTGTTCTAAAATTAACGATAACATCGACTTCGCCACTTTGATAATTCATTGCGCCACTGGATGTTTCATTAAAGTTTGCAGGAATGTCACTGAAATTTCCCATACCACTATCGGCAATATAGTAAGGGTCTCCTAGTATTTCTATGTCTGCTGTCATTAAATCTGCTTGACTGTTTAGTAATGCTTCGTAAAAGTTTTTAGCAACTAAACTACGATAGTCATCGTTTGGACCGCCACCAGCATTTTTATATCTTCTAAATGTTTCGCCTACAGGAACAACTGGAGCACCTTTTTCAACAGCATTTTTGTTTGCTTCGTCGTTGGTCGGTTGTCCTGCGGAACCTACGCCTTGGCCATTAATTTGCGGGTACACCGCGCCGGATAGTGCGTTTTTATCTGCATAAGCCGTTGTAAACAATCCTGCTTTTAATTGAATATTAAAAGTAAGAATATCTACGTTTTTGCCAGTGTAAATGTAATTGTATTCTTTAACTGCATTCTTTTTTAATTCATCGTAACCCTGTGGCTGTGCGCCTGGAGGTTTAAATCTGTGCTCGTGTACAAGATATTCAACAATTTTAAAAACATAAAGTTTAGGAATCTTTGCCCTGTTATTGTTTCCAGGCTGTGGCTTTAAATTGAATACCTGTGTTTCAATTCTAAACCATTTTTTAAATCCCATTTTGTCTGAAGGCGCCGTTGTGTTTGTTTTACAAAATTCGCTCATCAACAATACTTCTGTAATAGCATTAACTATTGTTGTGCCTTGGCCAAATTTAAAAACTTTATCCTTAGGATCGTAGACGTTGTCTTTTCTAGAGTTAGGCTTGTCTGGGTCTTTTTGTATTTGATCTTTAGGTTTTAATTGACTGTCTCCGCCAGTGTCTAGGTCAAATCCCATTTTTGATTTACCTATATCGTTTAAAGATTCTGAATTCTGCACGAGCATTTTTACAGATCCTGCTGTGCCGCCCACAGAGTTACTACTTTTGTTTAATGTTAATTTTTCTTGAACTTTTTTATCTTTTGATTCCGACGATGGATTAACTGTTGCTGATTGTCCAGCATCATCTTGAATTTCTGTAGATGATATCTGTGCGCCGTCTTTAGGAAAGATTATAACAATTTCGTCTGGAACATATTCTTCTTTGCCTGTTTCACTTCCTTGTTTGGCCATTTCTTTTGTACGCTCATTGGCCCATCTTTGCAGACTATTAGTACCCGACTGTAATATTTCCTGAACTGTTGTGCCGCTGATTTTTATATCTGATTTTAATGTGTTTACTTCGTCTGACAGTGCAGATTCGTTGTAAGGAATGGCTGTGCATTTATATCGACAACCAGAGGCAGAAATATCCATTTCTATCTGTCCCCAAGTAAAAGGAATGTGTCGATTTAAAACGTCGTCTACAGGAATAATATTTCCTGCGCTGTCATAGCCAATAAATTCTATGGTTAACAAAAAAGGCATTTCTGTATAGTTAACCATCATACCTTGATCCGATTGTGCGGCGGCGGCTAATTGTAATGTCTGTAAAAACATTCCTAAACTATAAGGTTCAAATATTTCAAAACTTATATTTGTAGAGTTTGTTCCTTTAGTTCTTTTATCGTAGGTTATTAAACTACCTATTTCAATGTTGTCAATATAAAAGTCGTATTTTCCTGTTGGGTTTGCCGCTGAAGTATATGCAGTCATAACTCTGTTGTCGGGTCTGCCTGCACCGCTACGTAAAATAATCTGTCCTAGTTGATTATTTTTATAACTTGTAGATGATTCTGGAAAATTTATTTGTTCACTAGTTAAAGCACTAATTGTAAAAATGCTGTTATAGGAAGAAAATTTTTCCAGTACATTTCGTTTAATACCGATACTGTCTGTTAAAGGCATATTATAATCCTAACACATCGAATAAACTAGATTTTTTAGGAATGTAAATTTTTACTCCAGATCTAAAATCAAAAATTGGATCTTTTATAGTGTCCATATTACGTTGCATGAACACCCACCATAATTTAGTAGAGCCATACAAGTCATATGCTAATAAATCAGGTCTGTGATTGTACTGCGGTTCAATTGTATAAACCCAATCGTCTGGCTCTGCACTAACTGGGCGCACATTGATAGGTGCAAGAAATCCTGGAAGTTCTTGTGTTTTAAACCACGGGCTTTTATTGTTATACGTTACCATTAAATGAATCCTGATTTATTGTTACCTGAACCAAGTACATAGTCTCCTTTGATAAACTTATCAAGGCTAAAGTTTCTAACTTGTTCTCTACTGTACAATGGCTGTACTGTAACTGTAATTGTACTTTTAACTGGTGCCCACGCGACACCTTGTCCTACGCTGGATCCTGGAATGTTAATTCCAACTAAAGATGCTGCCTTTGATACTACACCTGCACTAGGTGCGCCGGCAGATAGTCCTGTAGAAATATAATCACAATCATTAGGTAATTCTATTGAAAAGTTTGTAACTACCACAGGCACATCTTTGAATACATAATCTCCGTATCCGTTAAGTTTTAATACTGGAGGAGGTGCTCCTGCATTTGTGTCAGAACCGAATGCCATCTTTGTTACTGATTTTAGATAATGTACTGCGGCAATCCAGTATGCGGCTTCCACAGCATCTTCGCAGAAAAACTGTCCTGTAATTGTCATTGCATCAACTTTGCTGTTTTCATAAGACAAGAAAGGATAATTATTGTGTACAGGTGTCATTGGCTGGTAGTTTGCCGTATGTTGCATCTGTATTGAGGGCGTAAAAGGAAACACCATACCATTGGTTTCTATCAACGGACGCATAATAGAACTAGATTTATATGCTGGGTTAGTTGGGAGGCTTAAACGCACTCTCCAATCTCTACTTGCAGATGAACTAAAAATTGCAGATGCTGGATTACTTTTTGCGCCTGTTTCTCCGCCCGGGAGTAAATTAACGCTACGTAATGCCGCGCCAAACCCTTCCGTTTTTAATGTGTTTACCGTATTCCCGATAGTACCCAATGTACCGGCTACAGAGCCAGCAATAGATCTAGCACCGCTAACAAAATTGTTTAAGTCTAATGGCATTTTTGGTTATCCTTGTTAAACATATTTATTGACTTTATTAAGTGCATAGTTTATAATTTATAGTGAGGAGTCATAATTATAATGAAAAAAGTTAACTACCTGAATAACAAAGATTTGTTATCCGAGATACACAAAAGTAAGAACTCTTACTGTAGTTTTGTTAAGCCAGAGTACCATCAATACGACTTAATACTACCAAGTTTAGAAAAAATTAACATTAGAACCATCGCAGAAGCCAAAAGAGTTAAGGCTAAACGACAGCAACAACAAGCATTTGAAGCGGCTAAAGCCGTAAACCCCAAAGTTAAAGTAGCCGAGTTTGAAGTAGATTATAAGAAAATTGAAAAAACTGATTTAGTTTTTAGAATTATGACTTACGATCACATTCCGCTAGAACCTGGGCGTAAACGTACACCAAAAAGTCAGGCGGATCATAGAGAGAAAGTAAATTTTCCAGCGTTCCAGCACTGGAAATTTGACGACAATGACGAACTAATATGTGTAGGTAAAAGCCACTGGAAGGGCGGAATGATTAAGGGCAAGTTCAGTAAAGATCATGGTCAAATTACAGACACACTAGCCCGTATGTATATCAAACTCTGCGAACGATATGCTACCAGAGGTAACGTTAGAGGTTATACTTACAATGACGAAATGAAGGGTCAAGCAATCCTTCAACTTACACAAATAGGATTACAATTTGATGAAAGCAAAAGTGATAACCCTTTCGCATATTTTACCGCGGCAGTCACGAATTCGTTTGTCCGTGTCATTAATATCGAAAAGAAAATGCAAAACATCCGAGACGATATCTTGCAAGAAAATGGTATGAACCCAAGTTACACCCGTATGATTAATCAAGAATACGATAACGCAATGAAACGAGAGAATACACCGGCCGCAGAAGATTGACACGGCTGTTGTATTTTTGCTATAATAACCAAAAAGGATTATAATGTTTAAAAAAGTTGCGTGTTTTACAGACATACACTTTGGATTAAAATCGAACTCTAGTACACATAATCAGGACTGCGAAGAATTCGTAGATTGGTTTATTGCTGAGGCTAAAAAGGAAGGATGTGATACTGGCATCTTCCTAGGCGATTGGCATCACAATCGAAACAGTCTTAATATGTTGACTATGCACAGTTCAATCCGCTGTTTAGAAAAACTGGGCAAGGCATTTGATCAGTTTTACTTCTTTCCAGGCAATCACGACTTATACTATAAGGATAAGCGTGATGTACACTCAGTTGACTGGGGCAGACATATTCCAGGAGTAACTGTTATCAGCGAAATTACTACCATAGATGATGTTACACTAGTTCCTTGGTTAGTAGGCGATGAGTGGAAAAAGATGGAAAAGTTAAAAAGTCGTTATGTGTTTGGACACTTTGAACTTCCGTTGTTTATGATGAACGCAATGGTGCAGATGCCGGACCACGGTGAGTTACAGGCCAGCAACTTTAAGAACCCTGAATATGTATTCAGCGGGCACTTTCATAAACGCCAAGCAAAAGAAAATATTGTTTACATTGGTAATGCGTTTCCGCACAACTATGCAGATGCTTGGGACGACGACAGAGGCATGATGATTTTAGAACACGGAAAGAAGCCTGTGTATAAAGTTTGGAACGATGCTCCTAAGTTTAAGACTGTAAAACTGAGTCAACTTATTGACGAATCCGAAACACTAATTCTTCCTAAAACATATCTACGTGTAGGTATTGATATTGATATTAGTTTCGAAGAAGCCAGTTTTATTAAAGAAACATTTATGGCTCAGGAAAATATCAGAGAACTTACATTAATTCCTGAGAAGAAAGACGTAGAAATTAACACTAACCTTGATGTCCAACAGTTTGAAAGTGTAGATCAAATTGTTAGTAATCAAATTGCCAGCATACAAAGCGACACATACGATCCTAAAGTATTACTCGCGATTTATAATAACCTATGATTAGAATAAAAGACTTAACAGTTAAAAATTTCATGAGTGTAGGTAATGCTACACAGGCAGTAGATTTTGGTAAAGAACAACTTACCCTCGTCTTAGGCGAGAACTTGGACCAAGGAGGTGACGATTCCGGCTCTCGAAACGGCACGGGTAAGACCACTATCGTAAATGCACTAAGTTATGGGCTTTACGGACAGGCGTTGACTAACATTAAGAAGGATAATCTTATTAACAAGATTAATTCTAAGAATATGTTAGTTACTGTTGAGTTTGAAAAAGACGGACGTTTATACAGAATCGAACGTGGGCGCAAACCTAACATATTAAAATTCTATGTCGACGAGCAAGAACAAGAAAATGCAGATGTAGATGACGAAGGTCAAGGCGATAGTCGAGAAACACAGAAAGATATTGATGAATTACTAGGCATGAGTCATGATATGTTCAAGCACATTGTTGCATTGAACACTTATACTGAGCCATTTCTTAGTATGCGGGCCAACGACCAGCGTGTAATTATTGAACAATTACTAGGTATTACACTTTTAAGTGAAAAAGCAGAAACTCTCAAAGAGCAAGTACGTATTACTAAAGAAGAAATTACACAGGAAAGTGCTAGAATTGATGCTGTAAAGAAAAGCAATGATAAAATTCAAGAAAGCATCGACAGTTTAAAATTAAAACAAGCGGCTTGGCAACGTAGTAAAGATGCAGACATTAGTAAAATACAAAAAGCCATAGATGAGCTGGCTGGCGTGGATATTGATGCAGAAATTGCACAGCATGAAAAGTTAAAAGTATATGACGAACAAGCGGCTAGAATTAAAAGTCTTAACAAAGAAAAGGCTACCTTAGAAACTGCTGTGATGCAGGCTGATAAAACTGTACGAAAGTATCAGAAAGAAGTAGAACGACTAGAACACAAGACTTGTCCTGCGTGTGAACAAGAACTGCACGATCATAAACATGAAGAAATGATTAAAGCGGCAGAGAAAAATCTCGCTGATGCAGATACATACTTGTCCAAGGTAGCGGGAGATCTCGAGTTGATTATAAAGGAACTTGAGTCTATTGGAGACATCAACGGTCGTCCACAGACTTTCTATGACACACTAAACGAAGCCTATAATCATAGGTCTAATTTAGATAGCCTTGCTGTACAATTAAAAAATAAACAAGAAGAACGCGATACTTACCAAGAGCAGATTACTGAATTAGAGAATACTGCACTTCAAGAAGTAGCGTGGGACTCTGTTAACAGTTTAAATCTAATGAAAGAGCATCAAGAGTTTTTATTAAAACTGTTAACTTCAAAAGATTCGTTTATTCGTAAGAAGATTATAGATCAAAATCTTGCTTACTTGAATAACCGTCTGACTTATTACCTTGATAAGGTGGGTCTACCTCACACCGTTGTATTCCAAAATGACCTAACGGTAGAAATAACCCAACTCGGGCAGGACTTAGATTTTGATAACCTGTCACGAGGAGAAAGGAATCGCTTAATCTTAGGATTGTCGTGGGCGTTCCGCGATGTCTGGGAATCATTATACCAGAACATTAATCTCTTATTCATAGATGAACTTATCGATAGCGGTATGGACGCCAATGGCGTTGAAAACTCTCTGGGTGTTTTGAAGAAAATGGGCAGAGAACGTAATAAGAACATCTATCTAATTTCTCATAGGGATGAATTAGTGGGTCGAGTGAACAACGTGCTCAAGGTAATAAAAGAAAACGGGTTCACAAGTTATGCTAACGACATAGAAGTTTATGACTGACGACATCAAAGACGACACTCACGACCAGTTAGTTAAAGCGTTTATCGAATATTCACGCTGGAACGAACGATTTGAACGTTATGGATACTTTGCATCCAGTCAACAGGCTCGCGAATATCTGCGAGACATACGCGATTTATGCACAAAAAGGCGAATGGAAATACAGGCACAGCGGCGATTAAACAAAAAGGCCAAAACGACACAAGATGATTCAGAGTAACTGGTATATATGTGCATGTCGTGGCACTATCAAAATGTATTAGTTGAAGAAATACCCGAAGGCGTTATAGGCTTTGTTTATCTCATCACTAACAACCAATCTGGACAGAAATATATAGGCAAAAAACTAGCACAGTTTAAGCGTACAAAACCACCACTCAAAGGCAAAAAACTCAAAAGACGTAGCACAGTAGAAAGCGATTGGCGCGAATATTGGGGCTCATCTGAGAGATTACAAGCAGACGTCCACGCACTAGGTCCAGAAAAATTCACAAGAGAAATACTTTATTTTTGCAAATCCAAGGCAGAAATGTCTTATCTAGAGGCAAGAGAGCAGTTCGAACGTAGGGTTTTAGAAACTGACGACTACTATAACGGTATTATTAATGTTAGAGTAGGCGGATCAAATATACTAAGACAGCGTTTATTAGAACAAGCACAGGCAAAATCAAACGGTTAATGGCTAGCGCAGGCTAAATTCGTGCGCTCTATACCTGGACCTCGGGTCGCAGGGACGGAATTCTCTTGCCGTTAAGAGTACTCAGCAACTATCCTTAACAGGACGAGGATCGCAAATTGCCGCGGTTTTGCTGTTTTAAGAAGAAAAGGCTCAAGGAGAGGAGAAAAACCTCACGTAAGCAAGTATGATAGCGTATATTTGTTTACCGCCGTTGTGATAAGACGGAGCTCGTGGTACCGGACAACCGCCACTGTAATGCTCTAACGCTGTGTGACATTGTGCAACTCGGATAATGTTTTTAACTTTGCCCTGTGCGGGCGAAGTGTGACTGAACAATCTGGATAATGCTAAAGTGCTTCGCACTTAATAATGCTCTATAATTAAAATAAAACAAATAGTTCGAGCGAAGCGATGAACAGATGAACGCAGTGAATCTTGAAGTATTAGAAAAAGGGTAATCCTGATTTCTTAGTAGTTTCTAAATTCTCTTTGATAATATTCGATATGATTTCACGATCTTCATAGGATAATGCAAATGCGTCATCTATGGTGATGCTACCTCTCATATACCAGCACAATTTAAACAATTCGGTTCTTATGGACTTTGCTTCTTTATCTAGCCCCTCAACTACTCTTAGTGCGTCTTCGAGTGTTAGGCTGAAGAGCTTTACGCGAAAAAATTTGAAGCGTCTAGTCCTATAGGAGTTTCAAATTCAGCAGGAGCACCTTGAGCTTGCTCTTCTGCTGTAGTTTGAATTTTAAACGACGGCATTTGAAACTTAATGCGTTGTTTTTCCAAGTGATCGATGATTTTAGTATAAAATTCTTTGTCAGCATTATCGATAAACTCTTTAATAAATGCTGGATCACTTACTTCGCCTTCAGGCGTAACAACTTTGACTAATCCATTGGCCACTGATCTCATGGTAATTTCAGTTAATGCTTTAAAACTCTTATTAAATTGAGCAATCTTTTGTTCTTCTGTTAGTTCTTGACTGTTAACAATAGTAAAAATTCGTTGTTCTTCTAAACTTTTTAAAGAACTTTTAGTAAATTCTTCATAGGATAATGGACGTAAAAATGCAGTTAATTCATCATTAATTCGAACTTCTGGATCAAATGTAGCATCTAACAGTTTATCTAACGCTAATCGTAGGTCAGTAGTATACGTTTTTGTTTCTGATATGTTTGGAATAGCAATATCTACATCAATTTGTTCGCCATATGTTGCAATACGAATAGCAATTAATATAGCATCAATATCAATACTAGGAATTGCCCAGGCATTTTTAATATTAGGCATACAACTTTGAATAACATCAACAGTACTTTGACCATTTAACAATGCGTCTGGTGTTTTAATAGAAATTTCATCTCTAGCAGTCATAGCATAAACTGGAAACTCCATATTTTGTGTAGGTTCTAACGTGCCTGGTGGATAAAAATTACCAGAACTAGGCAAACGAACATAGAGCTTCGGTTGTCTAAAGTACTTCTTCAACGGGTTTTGCGGTACTGCTACTTGATTTTCCATGTGTTTTTACTCCAACTAAATAATATACTGCTGTGTCATTATATTTATATACGCAGTTTTTGACGGAAAAATTATGTCAGTAAAAGCCATAGTTCCTGGAGTAGGAACAGTTATTGTAGAAAACGCTGCCGAAGACTCGACTCTTAGACAGATACTTGCGGCAATTAATAAAAGCGGAATACCTGCAGGCGGAAAACCTGGTGCCACGCCCGGCGGTGGCGGTGGCGCAGGAGACAATGATGCTCGGGCTGAGCAAATGCGAAAAGGTGCTGAAACTGAAAAAGAATATAAGGCACGAATGAAACTAGCAGGAGATGCTGTATCTCTTGGTGCAGACTCATTTGCTAAAACATTTTCAAATACTACTCCTACAATTAAAGATTTTTCTGGTGTACTGGCACAAATGCCCGGCGCAAACATCAAGGGCGTTAGCGATGTAGTTCAGCAATTTGGCGGAACATTAGAAGATCAAATACAAATTTTTAGAACACTAAGTGGATCTGGTATTGACTTAGGTGATTCATTGTTACAAGCACAACTATCAGCAGGTGAAGCAAGACTTCCTTTAGAAATTTTTGGAAAAACTGTAAAAGAAAACAGCCAATCGCTGGCTATGGCGTTTGGATCTGCCACTGCTGGTGCTACTAAGTTTGCTGAAACACAAGGCAAGTTTATGGCACAGAGCGGTCAAAAATTTGCCGCGCTTGGATTTAGTATGGATGAACTAGCAACATATAATGCTAGTTACATGGAACAACAACAACGCAACGGTCGCTTGTCAAAGATGAGCACTGATGAAATTGTTGCAGGTCAAGAAAAATATAACGAAGAACTAGACAGACTATCAAAGGCAACAGGATTATCTAGACAACAGATAGATGAAGCCAATAAATCATCTCAACGTGATGCTAGAATGAAATTAGCATTAGGCAAATTAGATGCAGACCAACAGGCGGCAGTTAATGCTAAAATTAAACAGTTAGAACAACTAGATCCAACTGGTAAAATGGCCGCAGGCTTTAAAGATATTATTGCTGGCGGTGGTGTTGCTGTAACTGCTGAAGCAAGACAATTTGCATTGACAATGCAAAGTGCAGGCGTTGATGCTAGTAAAATGGGCCGAGAAATTTTTAACGGATCTAAGTCTGCTGTCGACGATATGAACGCTGGATTTAGTAAAGCCGCCAAAGCCAGCGAAAATATCAGCGAAGGCGAAAGAAGAACAGCCGCCGCAATGGCAACTATGGGTCAAATGACTCCAATGTTAGGTAAAGCAGTATTACAAGGCATGGGCGACTCGCAAAAAGCAGCCGCAATGGCCAAGGAAGAACAAGAAAAACGTCTGGCTGCATCTAAGACAGACCCAACAAGAGCAGTAGCAGGTTTAGATCAGACATTAACTAATGTACAAAATTCATTTAAGAAGTCATTTATTGAAAGTGGCGTACTAGATTTAACCGCAACTGGATTAAAATCGGCGGCAAGTGGTGCAGAAGCAGCCGCTGAAAAATTTGCTAAGTTAGATCCAGCCGCAAGAATTCCAGTATTGTTTGGAGCCGCACTAGGTAAAGAGATTGCAGATGCTCTTATTAAGGCTGGTGTAGGTACTGCAATAGGTTATGCTGGTGCAAAAGCCGCTGGCATGGATTATAAAAAATATGAAGAAATGAAAAAAGGTGGCGGTGAACCTAAAGGTGGTGAACCTAAAACTCCTAAAGGAGAACCAGTTAAGCCAGGAGCAGCCGCAGAAGCCGCAGAAGATGTTGCAAAAGCCGGAAAACTAGAAAAAATTGTTTCCACTATAAAGAATCCATGGGCCTGGGCAATAGCAACAACAGCAGGATTAATCATTTATAAAGATGAAGTTGTTGATTTTCTAACTCCAGACTTTTTAAAGACAAAAACAAATGCGGCCGCTAATGCACAAACGGAAAATACTAAAAATACAGTACCTGGTGCAGAAATACCAAAAGCAAATGCACCAAAACCTCCAGAGACAAATGCTGCCGAACCTGTAGCAAAGTTAAATCAAGAAGTTAATGCACTTAAAACGGCATTAAAGGATGTAGATTATTCAAAATTAATGTTCCCAGAGGCAGTGGGTTCAAGTATCGATGCAGGTGTTATTAAATTAAAAAATCTTAGAGAAGAAATTACTACAACAACTAGTGCATTTAAAGATTTGAATAACACTAATTTAGATCAACTGAATAATAACATTAATAAATTAAGCGAAACCATCAAGAGCTCTATGAAGTCTGAGCAAAAAGAAGGAGCACCTGGAAACGTAAAAGTATCCGATGCGTCCAGCAAAGAGATGGTAGACCTGTTAAATCAGTTAAATATGAATATGAGTCAATTAGTCTCACATCAATCAGACGCTGTGGATTATTTGAGCAAGACAGCCAAATACACTAGACAAACTTCAAATAATAGTGCATAATAGGAATTAATAATGAGTTGGAAAAGACATTTCTCTCCAGTAACAACAGGCAACGTTAGCCCGATATCCGGCGCAGGCGGAAAGCCTGGTCCTGCACGATCCAACTATAGTTCCTATCTTCCAGATGTTTACACTGGTAGTCCAAATCGTGTTGAGCGTTATATGCAGTACGACACCATGGATTGGGACAGCGAAGTTAATGCCGCATTGGACATTCTAGCAGAGTTTTGCACACAGAAAAATAAAGAAAACGGTACACCGTTTACATTACAATTTAGAAATCGTGCTACAAATTCTGAAATTAAAATTTTAAAGGAATACCTACAACAGTGGACTAAGTTACAAAAACTTGATACACGTATGTTCCGTATTGCACGTAACTTGTTCAAATACGGCGACGGATTCTTTGTACGCGATCCAGAAACACAAAAATGGTATTACGTTGATCCGGGTAAAGTTGTAAAGATTATTGTTAACGAAAGCGAAGGCAAGAAGCCAGAACAATACGTTATCCGCGACTTAAACATTAATTTACAGGATTTAGTTGTAACACAGATTAATCCTAATACACAAAATCAACAGCCTGGTGGTGCCGCTTATACACAAGGCGGCAGCGGTGCTCGCGGTATGACAGGATCATATCCTCAGCAGTCAGGAACACGTTTTAGCAAAAGTCAAAATGAATTTGCTATTGATGCTAAACACGTTGTACATCTTAGTCTAAGTGAAGGCTTAGACAACAATTATCCTTTTGGTAATTCGCTGTTAGAATCTGTTTTTAAAGTTTACAAACAGAAAGAATTACTGGAAGATGCTATTATTATCTATCGTATTCAACGTGCTCCAGAGCGTAGAATTTTCTACATTGACGTAGGCAATATGCCTAGTCACTTGGCCATGAGCTTTGTTGAAAGAGTTAAAAATGAGATTCATCAAAGACGTATTCCTAGTAGTACAGGCGGTGGCAGTGCTATTGATAGTGCTTACAATCCGTTGTCTATCAATGAAGACTACTTCTTTCCACAGACAGCAGAAGGTCGTGGAAGTAAAGTTGAAACGCTACCGGGCGGTACTAACCTGGGCGAAATCGACGACTTAAAGTATTTTACTAACAAGTTAATGCGAGCTCTACGTATTCCTAGCAGTTACTTGCCTACAGGCGCAGATGACAGTCAAGCGGCATTTAATGATGGACGTGTAGGTACAGCATACATTCAAGAACTACGTTTTAACAAATATTGCGAGCGTTTACAAACGTTAATGATCAGTACATTTGATACAGAATTTAAATTATTCTTGTATAACAAAGGTGTAAACATTGACTTTAGTTTGTTTGATATTCGTTTCCAAAGTCCACAAAACTTTGCCGCATATCGTCAAGCAGAGTTAGACAATCAACGTATCAGTACTTTTGCACAGGTAGTAGCATTGCCATTTATTGCTAAACGGTTTGCACTAAAACGTTTCTTAGGTATGACAGACGAAGACTTAGCAGAAAACGAACGTCTGTGGAAAGAAGAAAGCGGTATGGCCAAGTCTAACGCAATGGATGCCGCAGGAGAATTGCGTACAGCAGGTGTAAGCCCAACGGGCATTGCCGCAGATGCTAGTGCTATGGCAGGAGAAACACCAGCACCCGAAGGTATGGCACCTGAAGCAGGAGCAGAAGGCGGTGCGCCAGCACCAGGTGCCGCTCCCGCGCCAGCCGCTCCACCAGCATAAATAATAATATGATCCTACGCGAACTATTTTATTTTAATCGTGAAACTGCTGAACTAGAGCAGGACGACAAGTACATGGCTAAACGTGATACTGATGTCCTTAATGGTTTAGAAGACACACGCAAGACTCGTTTAACTCTTGGTCAAATCAACGAGTTACGTAGAGCATCCGACCAACACGTCAAAGAAACTCAAGCAGAGCTAGAATTTATCGCTCGAATGTACGCGGCACCTCCACCAGCCGCTTGATAAATTAATACATGAATCACGCCTTTGTGTTAGGCAATGGTCGTAGCCGTATGGCCATTGAACCTAACAGACTAAAAGCTCTTGGCAAATTATACGGCTGTAACGCATTGTACAGGGACTGTGACCCAGATTATCTAGTGGCAGTAGATGCCAAAATGGTATTGGAAATCACAGATAAAGCAGTACACAGGCGTATCCCAGTATGGACTAACGTCAATACAAAACTTAAAAATATCTACGATTTAAACTTTTTTAACCCGTCAAAAGGCTGGAGTAGTGGGCCTACAGCACTATGGCTGGCCAGTACACACGGCTACGATACAATCTATATTCTAGGCTTTGACTATAAAGGAATCAACGATAAACTAAACAACGTTTACTCGGATACTCCTAACTACAGACGCAGTACAGAACCTGCTACATTTCATGGTAACTGGCAACGTCAAACCGAATCTGTTATTAAAGAATTTACTGATACTAAATACATTAGAATTACTGAACCTGGTGCATTAGAGTTCGGGTGGCAGAAATACAAAAATTATAGTACAATGACTTATGATGAGTTTAAGTCTGTGATATTTTATTAAAATTTCGTATTTTGAACCGGTTTGCACCGGTTTTTTTATATACATAGTAAATACATCGACAGCCTTGCGGGTGAATAACCCCATCACATATATAGGAGAACATAAATGACTGATCGCGCAAAGTTCGAGCAGATGCTTGAATATCTAATTAATGAAGACAAACAAAAAGCCGAAGAATTGTTCCACGAACTAGTGGTAGCAAAATCTCGCGAAATTTACGAAAACTTGTTGGACGATGATCTACAATTTGATCAACCAGCAGAAGAAGCATTTGGTTTAGAAGCTCAAGACGAGCCAGCAGCCGATTTACTAAGCGATATCGATGCCGATGAACCAGAAGATGACATGGACGGTGGCGAAGGTGGTGATGAAGAGCCAGCAACTGTAGGCGACCTAGACCTAATGAAACAAGACATTATCGATGCACTAACCGCAGAATTTGAACAAATGATGGGTGGTGACAAAGGTGAAGAAGGCGGCGACGAATTCCCAGCAGGTGGATCAGAAGAAGGTCCAGAAGCACCTGAAGGCGAAGAAGGCGGCGAAGAAGAAGAAACTAAAGAAGACTACGTTGTAGAATACGTAGAAAAAGTAAGTGCTCCAAAGCACGGTGACAACGGTGCTAACACTAAGTCAATCGTAGCCGGTAAGAACGATATGGGTGGCACAGTTGCTAATATCGCTAAAGGCGGCGAAAGCAACAAAGGTGGTACACAAGGTGGTTTAGCAAATCCATCAACAAAGGATTTGAATTCAGGTAACGTTAATGTGCCTGGTTCAAAAAATGCGACAAAACTTAATGCTCAAAGCAAAGGTCATGGCGCAGAGAAGAAAGGCGCAGGCGAAAGCGGCGCTGATACCAAGAGTATCATTGGTAGCAAAGGTTAATTAGGGTCTAATCTAGATGAGTAATTTCTACTTACGTGAGAACCTAACATTCGACCAAGCCCGAATGGTTGTGGAGTCGGATGGCGACGGAGGCAAAAACCTTTATATGAAGGGTATTTGTATCCAGGGCGGCATTCGTAACGCAAATCAGCGTGTGTATCCTGTGAGCGAAATCGGCAGGGCTGTCAAAACACTAAACGACCAGATCACTGGTGGATATTCAGTTCTTGGCGAAGTAGATCATCCAGACGACTTAAAAATTAACCTAGACCGTGTAAGCCATATGATTACAGAAATGTGGATGGATGGCCCAAATGGTTACGGTAAACTTAAGATTCTTCCAACCCCAATGGGACAATTAGTGAAAACTATGTTGGAAAGTGGTGTTAAGTTAGGAGTTAGTTCGCGCGGATCCGGAAACGTCAAAGAAGACGGATCCGGTGAAGTGTCAGATTTCGAGATTATTACAGTTGATGTAGTAGCTCAACCATCAGCCCCGGGTGCGTATCCAACGCCCATTTATGAGCATCTCATGAATAGTAAGGGCGGATATAAGGCACTAAGAATAGCACAAGAAGTACAAGGCGACGCAAAGGCACAGCAATACTTAAAAGAAAGCCTATTAAAAATAATAGGCGGACTCCAATAACAAGGGAGAATCACAATGTTGGATGCACTTAAATCATTATTTGAAAACAACGTGATTTCCGAAGAAATCAAAGCAGACATCGAGTCTGCTTGGAACGCCAGAATCGCTGAAAACCGCGAACAGGCTACTCAACAACTACGCGAAGAATTCGCGCAAAAATACGAACATGACAAACAAGTAATGGTCGACGCAATCAATAACATGATTGAAGATCGTTTATCTGTCGAAATCCAAGAGTTTACAGAAGATCGCGCACAACTAGCAGAGGCGAAAGCCAAGTATGCTGTTGCTATTCGCGAACACTCAAGTAAACTTAACGAGTTTGTATTGACTTCTCTTGCTAGAGAAATTTCTGAACTTCACGAAGATCAGAAAGTAATGGCTGAGAATTTTAGTAAGTTAGAGCAGTTTGTAGTCGAAGCATTGGCTAAGGAAATTGCAGACTTCTATGATGACAAGAAAGACTTGGCAGAAACCAAAGTTAAACTTGTTAAAGAAGCAAAAGAACAATTTGCTCAACTTAAGAGCAAGTTTGTAAAGACTTCAGCAGAATTAGTTGAATCTGTTGTAAAACAAGGTCTTGAGAAAGAGATTACTCAACTTAAAGAAGATATCGACCAAGCTCGTCAAAACGACTTTGGACGTAAGATTTTTGAAGCATTTACAACTGAGTATCAATCTAGTTTGTTGAACGAGAAATCAGAGACAAGCAAGTTACTCAAAGTAATCGCAGAAAAAGAACAAAAACTCGCAGAAGCACAGAGCATTATTTCTGAAAAGCAACAGTTGGTAGAAAGCAAAGAGCAAGAAGTTGCTCGCGCACAAGAAGCCGCTGAACGTAAAGAAGTAATGAGTGAACTTCTAAATCCTCTAAACAAGGACCAAAAAGACATCATGAGCGAGTTACTAGAAAGTGTGCAAACTGCAAAACTACGTACTAGTTTCGACAAGTACTTACCAGCAGTATTGAGTGGTAGCACACCGGAGAAGAAGAAGGCTCTTGTAGAGGCAAAAGAAATCACAGGCAACAAAGAAACCCATAGCATTAGTAGTGCTAATAGCCAGGCCGATGTAATTGACATCCGTCGCCTTGCTGGATTAAAATAAGGAGAATTTAAATGTCAGAACTACTAGAAAGCCGCTGGCAAGAAACTAAAGAGGCACTATTAGAAGGCCTTCAAGGTACCAAGCGTAGCGTAATGGGAGTTACTTTAGAGAATACTCGTAAGTATCTTTCAGAATCTGCGTCAACTGGTGCTACTTCTGCCGGTAACGTCGCAACCCTTAACCGCGTGATCCTTCCAGTGATCCGTCGTGTTATGCCAACAGTTATTGCCAACGAATTAGTTGGTGTACAACCAATGACTGGTCCAGTTGGTCAAATCCATACTCTACGTGTTCGCTACAGCGATACACTAAGTGGTACATATGGTGCTACCGCTGGTGAAGAGGCTCTAAGCCCATTCAAGATTGCAGAAGGTTATTCTGCAAATAACGGATCTGCTACTACAGCCGCCGCAACTGCCGCATTAGAAGGTGTTGCTGGTAAGCGTATGAGCATCCAAATCTTGAAGCAAACAGTTGAAGCCAAGACTCGTAAATTGTCTGCACGTTGGACATTCGAGGCTGCTCAAGATGCACAAGCCCAACAAGGTATTGACATCGAAGCAGAAATCATGGCTGCTCTTGCTCAAGAAATCACTGCTGAAATCGACCAAGAAGTTCTAGGTTCCCTAGCAACTCTTGCAACATCTAACGGTAACAACCAAGCATTTGACCAGGCAACAGTATCTGGTACAGCAACATTCGTTGGTGACGAACACGCCGCTTTGGCAGTTCTAATCAACCGTGCCGCTAACGTTATCGCACAACGTACACGTCGTGGTGCTGGTAACTGGGCCGTTGTTAGCCCATACGCATTAACAATCCTTCAAAGTGCAACAACTTCTGCGTTCGCAAGAACAACAGAAGGTACTTTCGAAGCACCTACAAACACTAAGTTTGTTGGTACATTGAACAATGCTATGAAGATCTATGTTAACACATACGCATCTGACAGCGCATCAGTATTAGTTGGTTACAAAGGTTCTAGCGAATCTGACGCAGCCGCTTTCTACTGCCCATACGTTCCATTGATGAGCTCTGGCGTTGTATTAGACCCAACATCATTCGAACCAGTCGTGTCTTTCATGACTCGTTATGGATATGTTGAGTTGAACAACACAGCATCATCTCTTGGTAACGCGGCTGATTACTTAGGTACAGTTAGTATCTCTAACGCTACATTCCAGTAATCAACACTTAACAAGTGTAACAAGAAAAGGACTCTTCGGAGTCCTTTTTCTTTTGTGGCTAAATACAATGTCTAAATTATATTCGCATTAGCGAACTTATGCAGAATCCCTCTGCGTAGACCTAAAACGTCAACATAAGGAGAAAACAAATGGGACGTCCATTAAAGAAAGATGTATACGGTACTAAAGTTACTCGTTCATTTACTACATCACAAGCAGGTATTTTAGTTCAAGGTTACTTCGGCGGTTCATTAGCCAGTGACTATCAAATTGTTAAACAACGTGGCAAGAGCACATACGTTGTTTTAAAAACATCCGATGATGCATTTACTGAAGCAGAAAGCATCAGTTCTATTACAGGTACTAACTTAAAAGTTGGTAAACTAGTTTCTGGAACACCAGCAGCCAATGGTGAAATTCGTATTTTAGGTTCTACAACTGGTCAAACTCCTGGTACTACTGCTATTGCTAAATTAACTAAGCGCCTTGCTTATGACTTTAGCGGTAACAAGTACAAGTGGTATTTAGATAACGATTCGTCAGCAGACGTATTAGTATTGATTGCAGTTTAATATAAGGGACTTAGGTCCCTTATTAAGGATTACACATGGCAAGAATAGTTAAAGTACAAGACACCGATTATAAGATATCAGTTAATTCTGGCGGAACAATTACGCTGAATACTGGTGATCAAATTGGTACGGTTCTTGTCACCGGTGATTTAACTGTATTAGGTAATACAACATCCATACAAACAGTCAACGTTGAAATAGAAGATAAAATTATTCTATTAAACAGAGGCGAAAGCGGCGCAGGTATTAGTCCAACAGGACTAGGAGAAGCGGGTATTCAAATATCTCGCGGATCAAGACCTGATGTTTTTTTAGTTTTTGATGAATCAAAAAACTGGTTAGATACACAATCTGGTACAACACGTAGCGGACTGTTTGTTGCTAAAAATGAAACTGATGATTTAATTGGAATACAGACTAATTCCATTACTACTGCTGGATATAATTTAAACTTGTTAGGAACAGGAACGGCTGTAGTTAACGTTACTGGCACAGTAAACTATGAAGAACAAGTTTTAGATTATACAGCACCTGGCCTTCCTCCGATTGATCCAGATATTATTCCTAACATTCAAGCAGTTACAGATTATGTAGGTAGTTACTTTACATTAAATCCGCCTTACAAATTACAAGATAGTGCTAAGATTGGCGGCGTAACAGTATTGTATGATTCTTATTTGGAAATTAGTGACTTTGAAGCAGATGGTGGCCCAAGTAATTTAACATTAACTTTAGATAATGTAATTAATGCCGCTTGGTTTGTAGACAGATTTGAAGTACAGAATTTAAAGTTTTATAATGCTACTATTGAAAGTAGATTAAGTAACGAAGATTTAGTTTTACGCAGTGACGGTACAGGTTGCGTAGGTGTCGATGACCATTTTAAATTATACCTACAAACAGAAGATCCAGGAAGCGTAGCCGATGGTGTAAAACTTTATGCTAAGAATGAAGCCCAAGGTGGCACAGGATTGTTCTTTGTAAACTCAGAGAACAAGCAAGATGAATTAATAAGTAAACGTAAAGCAATCGTTTACAGTATGATATTTTAAGGATAGAACATGGCAATCACAAGCAATTTAGTAACTACACTAGGCAGTGCAATTTATACTGCCCCTGGCACTGTTGGTTCTGATGACAGAGAATATGCTGTGACCTGCATGATGTTTTGCAATTATTCAACATCGGATGTTGTTTTAAATCTTTGGTTATTAGCACCTTTACCGGCTACTATTGCTAACACTACTAAAGTTATTCATAACTTAACAATACCAGCAGGTGAAACATTTACATTTGATACAGAAAAAATTGTACTAGGTTCAGAAGAAAGAATTTGGGCAACAGCAGATGCAAATACACGACTAAGTGTATCTCTAACTTCAATGAGAGTAAGTTAATGAAGTTTTTAAAACGTAATCAATTAAACAGTCGTAATGTAAAAGACAATCGTATTGCGGTTGAAATTACAGACGAAGTTAAGTTAGATACTGAAAACGTATTGTTAATTCCCAACGGACCTACTACTAGTCGTCCTGGCGAATCTGGCACAGTAACTAGTCCAGTCGAAGGACATATTCGTTATAACACAACGGACCAAGAATTTGAAGGACGTCAAGGAACTCCAGCGGCATGGCGCAAATTTAGATTTAAAGAACCAGCACTAATTACACAACAAAATCTAGGTAACGGTGACGCTGCCGAAGTTTATTTTGGCCCGTTGGATTCGGGGTATGCTGATTATCCATATCCAGAACTAACAAACCCACAGAACTTATTCGTATTAATTGAAAACGTTTATCAAATTTCTACAACAAACTACACACTAGTAGATGCGCCCGCAAGTACTATTTCTGTAGCAAAGACAGACGGAAACCCAACATTAATTACTTCAGAAGCCACTGACAGTATGATCGGTGCAACTGTATCTGGATCTGGTGTTTCTGGGACTGTAACAGGTGTAAGTCCTGGCGTAAGTTTAACACTAAACACAAATGCTAGCGGATCTGGAACTGTTAGCGTTACTGTAACAAGAGTTGGACGTTTTGTAGAGTTCACAAGTGCTGTTCCTTACGGTAAACCAGTCACTGTCATTCACGGCTTCGACCGTTAATCTCAACACTTTTAATAATTCAGGATCCAATAAATATTATTGGAGACTAATCACATGCCTGTAGATATTGGCCGAATTTCCGGTGGAATGCTTAAAGACAACCTGTTGCGAGACGGTGTTGATCTTTCCTTTGAAACCGATTTAATATACTTCGATGTTGGCACTAGCCGCTTGGGCATTAAAACTAATTCTCCCAACACAGAATTAGAAGTATTAGGTACAACACGCAGTACCAATACACTATCAACAAATTTTACTAATAACGATATTACTGTAGATTTCTCTAGAATTACTACAGCATTAGGATCGTTAAACATTACCGCAGTTAATCGTGTAGTTGCATCTGCTATATCTACAGACGATATTTTTATTAACAATAATATTATTGCCACTACTAGCAGTATTTTATTAGATCAATTAGACGGTGGTCCAGCCAGCGGCGGACAGGATTTCTTCTTAGACTTAGGACTAGCATCTACAACAACATTTGATGATGTTATCGATTTGGGCGATGCCGCCTTGACAGCAAGTTCATCTAATACTAACTTAGAAATTAGACCAAACGGATCAGGCACGTTAGAAGTTTACAACGAGTTTAATATTACTGGTAATTTACACTCTACCGGCGATATTACCTTAGACGGCACGATTACATTTGGTTCAGATCAAAACGATGCTGTAGATTTTAATGCAGACATAGCCAGTAACATTGTTCCAGATACAGATGCATTTTATAGTTTAGGAACATCATCATCTAATAGATGGAACGGCCTGTACACAAATCTAGTCAACGGGCAACAAGTAACTACTAGCAGTTTATCAACTCCTAGTGGAGTTAACTATGCTCTTCGTCCGGGCAAAACATGGTTTGTTGCTGAAAATGGCGATAACTTAAATCAAGGTAATCACGAAAACGCACCGTATGCTACTATTGAAAAAGCATTAAGCGTGGCCACTGCCGGTGACACAATTAAAATATATCCAGGAACTTATGCAGAACTATTACCATTAGTTGTTCCGGCAGGTGTTGCTGTAAGTGGATTAGAATTAAGAAGCGTTACCATTGTTCCAGACACAGCCAGTCAAAGCGAAGACGTATTTCATTTAAATGGTGAAACCACAGTTAATAACTTAACAATCAAAGACTTTTACTATGACAGTATTAACGACAAAGGTTATGCTTTCCGTTTTGCTCCAAATGCGCAGGTAACTAGTCGCAGTCCTTACATTCAAAATGTATCAGTTATAACACAAGGTACAACAACTACAGCCGATGATCCAAGAGGTTTTGCCAGTGGCGATGCGGGTAAAGGTGCCCTAGTAGACGGTAGTGAAACAAACTACTTAACTAAAGAAGCAAGTATGTTGTTCCATGCTGTGACATTTATCACACCTGGTGTAGATGCATTGACAATGACCAACGGTGTGCGTGTTGAATGGTTAAATTCATTTACATATTTTGCTAATAGAGCTCTATATGCTATACAAGGCACAGGTAGATTAACTGAAGATGGTAGCACACTGGCCTATGGTGCAGAAGTTCGTAGTATTGGTTCAGCAAACGTTTACGGAAATTATGGAGCAGTAGCAGACGGTGCAGATACATTAATGTATCTAATTCAGCACAACTTTGCCTATATAGGTACAGGCAAAGATGCTACTAATGATGACACACTAGTTGTACAAACTAACGAAACAGTAGAATTAAACAGCGGTAGAGTTTACTATCAAAGTCAGGATCACAAAGGTACATTCCGTGTAGGCGATCAATTTTATGTCGATTTTGAAAATGGTACAGTTAGTTTTGACGCCAGCGGATTAGCATCAACAGGTGCAACTGGTTTGACTATTACCACGGGCGCAGACGTAACAACAATTACAAAAGATTTTGTTAATACAGGCAATTTAAAAATAGCAGGAAATACAATTGAATCTTTATTTGGCGAAGTAAACATTTTATCAGCCAGCGGAGAAACTAACCTAACTTTAGATGTTAATGTTGCTAAGAATTTAGATATCACCGGAGATTTTAGTCTAGGTGGACAATTAATTTTAGGTAATCAAACAGTAGATACCGTAACATTCAAACAAACATTAAATCAAAATTTTGAACCAGATGTAACAGAAACCTACAACTTAGGTTCAAGTACAAAAGTATGGCGAGATACTTATACATCAGAAGCAAATATTAACGATATTAGAATTAGAGGAAATGTAATAGAAACTACTGTGTCAAACAGTGACTTAGAACTACGTGCTAATTCTGCAGGAATCGTAAACTTAAAAGATTATGCGGCGTTCGACCAAAATCTTACTGTCAGCGGATTAACTACTGTAAAATCTGTAAATGTTATAGGAACTTTAAATCATACCGGTGCAGTAGTACTCGCTGGTGATAAATCTAACACAGGATTTTTAGACATTAGCGGAACATTAACTGTAGGATCTAGCGCATATTTTGACAATGTTCAGATAGTTAATAATAGAATTTTCACCAGTGATTCAAACAGTGATTTAGAACTAAGCGCACACGCTTCCGGCATTATACAAATTCCAGTAGATAATGTTAGCATTACACGAAGTCTTAGCATTTCTGGTGATTATTACACAACAAATATCACAGCCAGCAATAGATATACTGCTGAAGAATTTTATAATGCAGATATCTTAATCAAAGACAACTACATTTCTACAACTACCAGTAACTCAAATTTAGAATTAAGAGGAAACTCTGCAGGCGGAGTATTTTTAGAAACTACAAAATTTACTGGAAGTACTGTTTCTAATGCAGATGACATTGTACTACAGCCCAACACTGGTAAAAATTTAAAATTTGATACTACTGCGGCATTAATAGTTCCAAAAGGTACCACGGCAAATCGCCCAACATTCCAACAAGGTGATGTTAGATTTAATACCACAACTGGAATTTTTGAAGGCTATGGCGCGGCATTTGGCGGAGTATATTCAGCAGATAGACAAACATCTGTAACTGCTGGTTCTAGTGAAGAAATAAACTTTAAAGCAGATAATATCCTAACAATGGATATTACTTCCACAAGATTACGTACTAACGGATTACTAGTAGACAATACATTATTTGATGTTAACACAGTTACTACAACTAACAATGATCTAACATTTGCACCCAATGGAACCGGACTTAATAGAATTGAAAATATTACCCCAGATGGATCTGATATTAGAAACGAGTTAAATTCTGCAATAACACTTGGATCTACAGGGCTAGGATATATTAAATTTACTGGAACTAATGGTCTAGTAATTCCCTACGGAACTACAGCAGAACAACCTTCATCCCCAGAAGTCGGTGAAACTAGATACAACATTGAAGAAAGTGTTGTTGAAGTGTGGACTGGTACAAAATGGGGTAATGCTGGCGGTGAGGGCGAAACTGTTACGCAACAATATATGGAAGACATTTCCTATCTTTGGAACCTAATACTAGGTTAAAAATACAAACGGCTAAATACTACTGATTACAAGGAACGACCAATTTCTTGTATGATTAAACTGTGGTAAACCAGCAAAGAGCCCGCAAGGGATGAGAACTTGGTTAACCGTGAAACACGGGGTTATCAGGAGTGATATATGGCCGTTGGTCGAATTTCCGGTCCGCTCTTAAAGGCCAACCTTCTACGCCAGGGTGTGGATTTAGCCTTTGAGACTGACCTTGTTTACTTAAAAGTTACTGATCCAGACTCCGCCAACCACAGAGTTGGTATAAAGACTAACGACCCTACACATACTTTACACGTAAATGGTACAACTAGAACTACTAACTTACTAGTAGATACTCTAGCAGAAATTGCAGACATTAGCATTTCTGCTACAACAATTTCCACAACACAAGATGTATTATCCTTGCTACCTAGCGGTGCAAGTCCAGTAGTATATCAAGCAAAATTACGTGTTGACGACATTGACATAGAAAACAATGTTATCAGCACAAACAGCACAAACACCAATCTTGAACTACGTCCAAATGGCACAGGCACAGTAGAAGTATTTGCCGACACTAATGTTTACGGAAATATTCATGCTACTGGAAATATCACAGCAGACGGCAATATTACATTAGGTGATGCCAATACAGATAATATTACTTTTGCCGCAGATGTAGCCAGCAACATTGTTCCAGATCAAGACGATACTTACACATTAGGTGAAAGTGGCAAACGTTGGGCAGACGTATGGACTAACAACTTATTTGCTGATGTAATCGATACTGGTGATTTAGTTGTAGATAACATTAACTTAAACCTACGTCAGGGGAACATTTGGTACGTTGCTGTAAACGGCAGTGACAGTTACAGCGGCACACACCAAAACGATCCGTTCTTAACAATCAAACATGCTCTTAGCCAAGCAACTACAGGCGATACTGTTTATGTGTACCCTGGCGATTACGAAGAAATTTTTCCACTAACAGTACCACAGGGCGTTGCGATTGTTGGTGCTAACCTGCGTTCTGTAACAATTCGTCCTACAGCGGCAACACGTCAACAAGACTGTTTCAAGATGAATGGCGAAACTACCATTCAAGACTTTACAATTACAGGTTTTGAGCACGAGCCAATTGGCAACACTGGACACGCATTTACATTTGCTCCAGGTATGACTGTTAGTACACGCAGTCCTTATGTAAAAAATATTACAGTTTTAACCTTTGGTAGTAGTGTAAGACTGGGTACAGCCACAGCAGATGACCCTCGCGGATATGCCGCAGGTGATGCAGGTCACGGTGCATTCTTAGACGGTAGCATTGTCAATGCAAACAGCATTGAAGCGGCCATGTTATTCCACGCAGTGACATTTATCACACCAGCGGCTGAAACATTAATTGCTACAAACGGTGCAAGAATTGAATGGTTAAACTCGTTTACATACTTTGCTGATAAAGGTATGTATTTGTACAGCAGTAGCGAAGGATTTGCTGGACAGGGTAGAACAGAAGTTAGAGTTACTGGCAACTCCGGTACATTTGCTGTGGGCAACACACTAAGTTACTATGACACAGACGGAGTTACTGTTCTAGGCTCAGGTACAATCGACGAAGTTGGTACAGACGGTAAAATTTATCTAACAGGTAAAGTTACAGGATTAGAAACACAGTCAGAACGTGGCGGTAAAACTATTACAGCCAATGGAGATGCACAACTTAAAACAGCACAGAAAAAATTTGGAACTGCTAGTCTGTATCTAGACGGTACAGGCGATTATGTAACTGTAAACAGTTTAACTGACTTTGTATTCGATGCAGATTTCGCATTAGAAGGTTGGTTCTATCCAACAAACGTAACTGGCACATTTTCATTGTTTACCATCGGTGGTGAAGCAGCCGACAGATACACCACAATGATTGAAAACGGTACACTAAAAGGAAACTTTTACGGAAGCAGTACTGTTACTTTTGGCGGCACAATATCTATTAACACATGGACACACATCGCATTTACACGAAGTGGTTCAACTATCAGAGCATTTGTCAACGGAACTTTATTAGGAACAACTGATACTGTTGCAGGAGATGTAGGCAATAATGGTTCATTTAGAATAGGTTCTGATGGTAGCGGATCTGCAAATTTTGTTGGATATGTAGACGATGTCCGAGTGAGCAAAGGAACTGCTAGACACACTAGTTCGTTTACTGCTCCTT